ATTAATTAGCGGCGCTCTCATGATTTCCGATTTGCCCATCTATCGTATGGATGATAGCGGAGAGTATTATGTAGTATTTGACAAAGAACAAATTGAAAAAATAGCACAAAGATTTTTCAAAAAAGGATTTACTCATAATGTAAATATGATGCACGATAGCGAAAGACAAGTTGATGGAGTTTACATGGTTGAATCTTTTATTATTGACAAAACAAGAGGCATCAAAACACCTGAAGGCTATCCTACATTAACAGAGGGTTCATGGTTCGGAACTTTTAAAGTAGATAATAACGAAGTTTGGAATGACTTTATTAGAACAGGAGTGTTTAAAGGTTTTAGTGTTGAAGGTGCTTTTGCCCATAGAAAGCTAAAAGATGCGCCTGTAAGCGTTATCGAAAGTCTAGCCGATAGAATACACAACTTAAGAAAAAAAGTCGCTGAGATTGCAACTAAATGAATTTAATGTACTTTATAAAAAAACAAGACAATGGAAAATAAAAAACAAACGTTTAAAGAAGTTTTTTCAGACATGAAAGAATTATTCAAGGATATTTTTCAAGACGAAGTAAAAGACTTGAAATTTGCTGACTACAAAGCAAAAGATGGTTCTATTGTTCGTACTGATACAGAAGAAATTGCAGTAGGTTCTAAACTACAAGTTATAACTCCTGAAGGTGTTATGGATTTACCAGTTGAAGTAACTGAAATGGTTATCATGGTAAATGAAATGCCAATGAAAGTTTACGTTGAAAACGGAGTTGTTAAAGGCATTGAACCTGAAGAAGTAATGGAAGAACCTGTTATGGAAGAAATGGCATCTGATAACAATGAACAATTTGAAGCTAAATTTGCTGAATTAAACGAGCGTTTATCAAAGTTAGAATCTGCATTAGGTTTATCAAACCAAGCATTAGAAGCTGCAAACGCATCTATCTTATCACAAACAGATTTAAACAGAAAGTTATTTTCATTGATTGAAAAAGTTGCAGATGCTCCAAGTGTTGAGCCTAAGTCAACTTCAAAAGAAAACTTTAAAAAATCAAACACTACAAGTTTAGAAGAATTTAGAAAAAAAGTATATAACTATTAACCAATAAAACAAAAAACAAAATGGCATTTTCATTTGATTCAATGACTGCTTATGTTGAAGAAAACAGAGCAGACCTCATCTCCAAAGCAATCTTAGGAGGTGTAACCTTAGGAAAAGGTGTTGACATCCGTACAGGAATTAAGTCAACAGAAAAAATCCCTGTATTAGAAAGTACAGTACCATTCCAAGCAGAAGCGTGTTCATTCACATCTTCAGGAACTACTACTTTTTCACAGGTATCTATTGCAACTGTAGGTATTAACTTTGCAGAGCAATTCTGTTTAAAAGACTTAAATACTTACTACACTCAAAAGTATTTACCAGCAGGTGCAAACAATGATTCTTTATCAATTGCACAAAACATTATTGATAGAAAATTAGCACAAGTTGCTAAGAATGTTGAAAATATGATTTGGCAAGGTTCTACAACTTACACAAATTCAACTGTATTAAAACAAATGAATGGTTGGTTAAGAACTATTGATGTTGCAGGAACAGCAGTAGCTGCATCTACTTCAACTTTAAATTCAACAAACGTGTTGACTATTTTTGATGATGTTTATGCAAAAGTACCAGCAGCTGCAATCGCAAATGAACCAATCGTTGCATTCTGTGGATATGATACTTTCAGAATTTTAGCTGCTAAGATTACATCAACTTATGGTATCTATGGTTCTCAGTACACAACTGATGGTGTTTGGAATAACTGGGAGTTAATGTACCCAGGTACTAACATGAAAGTTGTTGCAGTACCAGGCATGAATAATGATAACCCAGTTGATACTGGTTCATTACCAACAGCTGCAAAAAATCGTATTATTGCAACTTACGCTTCTAACTTAGTATTCGGTACTGACTTACAATCAGACTTAGAAAACATCGAAGCATGGTATTCAAAAGATGATAGAGTTTGGAGATTGTTTGGTGCTTTCAGAGCAGGTGTTGCTGTGAAATTCATCGACCACGTTGTTCAATACACTAACGCTTAATATTAACTAAGGGAGTGTAAAAGCTCCCTTTTAAAATTTATAACATATGCCCTGTTTACTTACCGAAGGAATAACACTTGATTGCCGCCAAGGAGTGGGCGGAGTGAAAAAAATATATCTTACAGAGTTTGCTAATGTTTCAACAATTACAGCTTCATCAGGTCAAGTTAGTGGAATCACAATGGTAGCAGGAAAAAAATTCTGGACCGTTGAGGTTGAGTTAGAAGATGCACAATTTGACGAAAATGCAACTGTATCAATTGAAAATGGTACAACTTTTTACGAACAAACATTAGTTTTTTCAGTTTATAAAATGACTGCTAAAAATCGTAATATTGTTCGTTTACTAACACAAAACAGATTGATGGTTATTGTTCAAGATGCAGACGATGTTTATCACTTATCGGGTGAAACAAGAGCAATGCACTTAACAGCAGGAACTTCATCAACTGGCAAAGCAATGGGTGATAAAAATGGCTACTCAATTACTTTAACAGGCAAAGAACCTTTACCTGCAAACAAAGTAAATTCAGGAGTTATTTCAGGCATTATATAATTTTCCTGTTCGTTTGATTGATTCGAGAGGTTGCAGAAATGCAACCTTTTGTTTTTATGGTACTTTTTAAAATATGCAAATAATAAATAAAGGACAAAATAATTTTCTAGTATTTACACTAACTGAAAAAGTTACTTTAAATAATCCTTACTATTTATTTAGCTTTAAACATCAAGTGTTAATGAGTACAGTTAATTTTATTGCAAGTGATGTAAGTGGTTTTCCTACTCGTTACAATAAATTTTTAATAACTGAAACAACAGGAGTTACTAATTTAACAAGTGGAATTGTATCTTTGCCTGAAACTGGTTTTTATGAATATGCTATTTACCAACAAAGAAGTTCAAGCAATTTAAATGTTGCAAATGCAGAAGGATTACTTGAAATAGGAATGGTAAAAGTAGAAAGTACATTACCTGTTGTTAATGCTTACGATAATCAAAATAAAACGATTATAACTTATGGAGAATAATATATATGATGTAATTAATCTTAAACTACAGGCACACAAAACACCTGTATTTAAAGAAGAAAAATCAAAAGAATGGGTAATTTATGGAGCAGATAAAGAAGGTGGCTACTATAATAACTATCCTGGTTACTTACTTTATTTATTCAATCGTAGCTCTAAGCATAATGCTTTTATCAATGGCAAGGTTCTTTACATTTGTGGTGCTGGTGTTGGCTTTGATTCTACTGATTTATCAATTCAAGACATTGCATTAGCTAATGACTTTATAAATAAAGAGAATACTAATTTTGATACTTTAAAAGATATTGTAAAAAAATGTGTATTAGATAAAAAGTTATTTGGCGGTTATTATTTAGAAGTAATTTGGAATAAAGCGGGTAACAACTTTGAGTTATTACACTTTCCTTATAACAATTTAAGAAAGGCAAAAGATGCAGATGGTTATTGGTATTCAAAAGATTGGAGCAAACAAAAACAAAGTCCTGAAGAAACCGATTTAGAATACATCCCTTTGTTTGATCCTGAAAAACCAACAGCAAGACAAATATTTGTTTCAAAAGAATACAGACCTGATTTAGATGCTTATCCATTACCTGATTATGTGGCGAGTGCTGTATATGCAGAAGTAGATGTTGAGCTTTCTAATTATCGTTTAAATGCAATTAAGAGTGGTTTTAATGCAGGAACAATTCTTAATTTCTCAAATGGCAGACCAACTGAAGAAGAAAAAGAGGAAATTGAAGCAAGGCTAAAAGAAAAATTCACTGGAACAGATAGAGCAAATAGTTTACTAATAACATTTAGTGGCAATAAAGATTCTGCACCTACAATTGAACATTTAACACCACAAAATGTAGATGCTCAACTAACAGAATTAAACGACCAAGTTATTCAAGAATTAATTATCGGACATCACATTCCTAATCCTATGCTAGTAGGTATTAAAACAGCAGGGGAGTTAGGAACGAAAGACCAAATAAATGATTCTTACGAACTTTATAAGAACACATATATTATTCCTAATCAAAAAGAAATAGAGAAAGACTTTAACTACTTACTTAAATTAAAAGGATTTTCAAATCGTATTTACTTAAAAGAGTTAGATCCTATCGAAGAGCAGTTACCTATTGAAGAAAAGATTAAGGTAATGACTAAAAACGAGGTTCGTGAAATGTATGGATTACCACCTTTGGAAGAAGAAGTTAAACCTATTGTTTCAAGTGCTATCCATAGATTTGACGACCATGTATGTGAACATTCTTTTACTTCTCAAAGTGAAATTGATGAAGTAATTGAAATCTTTAAAATGTTTGGTGACGACAGAGAAAATTATGAAGTGATTGAGCAAAAGTTTATGAACGAAGAAAATCGTTTTGATTTTGCTGTTGATGTTTCTCCATTAAGCAAACAAATTAAAAGAGATATTGTAGGCTTATTAGATAAAGACCCATTAATGGATAATAAAACCATTGCAGATACTTTAAGAATAAAAGAAGATAGGGTATCTGACTTAATCAATGACATGGTTAAAGAAGAACTAATCAAGGTTAAAGAAACAAACACAGGCGGACAAAAAAAAGATATTAGAGTACCAACAACCGAAGCTATTAGAACATCAAACAAAATAGGCACAGATACCGAAGACTATAAGATAATGTACACCTACGAATGGAGAGCAGGAGTTAAGCCTGACAAACGAAATTCAAGAGAGTTCTGTGTTAAGTTATTGGATGCAAATAAAATGTATTCGAGAGCGCAAATAGAACAAATTAGTAAGATAGTTGGTTATGATGTTTGGAATTATCGTGGTGGTTGGTGGACTAGAAAAGGTGGTCAAACAAGAACACCTTTTTGCAGACATATTTGGAGTGCTAACGTTGTAAAAATTAAAAAATAATGGCAACAGTATTATTATTAACAGCAACATACATTAAGGATTACACATTTGTTGATCCTAATGTAGATGAAAAATACTTAAGAATTTCTATTGAAGAAGCACAAAAGATTCATATTAGAAATTATATTGGTTCAGGTTTATATGATGAAATAATTAATCAAGTAAGTACAAATACATTATCGGCTTTAAACACTACCTTATTAGATAATTATATTATTCCTGCTCTTAAATGGTGGGTAATGGTTGAAGCTGCACCATTCTTAACTTACAAAGTAACAAATAAGAACATTGTAAAAAAGAACAGCGACAACAGTACGGGAGTTGATTTTAACGAATTAAATTCTTTTATGAACTTAGTTACTGATAAAGCACAATACCATACTAAAAGATTAATTGATTATTTATTTGAGTATTCGGACCAATACCCATTATATGATAATCCTGGCGATGGCTTTGATACTATTTACCCACAAGGTTATTCTTACGAAGAAAGTATTTATTTAGGTCGTAACCGTTCAATATTTAGTTATGAAGAAAAATTCGAAAAAAGAAAACGTTACTAAAAAGAGTGGATATAAACTCTTTAATAAAATTGAAATATTAAAAAAATTTTTGAATGATAACGTTAAACCAAGTAATAAAAAACCTAAATAATATTGCAAACGCACATTATCAAATAAATTCTTTTGGTAATGGTAGTGTGATTGAATTTGCAACAAGTGGAATAACTGAATACCCTGCAATGTGGGTTGATTATGAACCACCTATTTTGCAAGGTAATGCCTATACTCACGTTTTGCGTATCTATGTAATGGATAGATTGATTAAAGGCAAACAAAATGAGTTAGAGTTATTTAGCGATATTCAGCAAATATGTTTAGATATTATTGCACAGCTTAACTCAACTATTTATGGTTGGAAATTAGTAAGCGATAATGTTACTTTAAACCCATTTAGTGAACCTAGATTTGATGATGAAGATGCAGGTTACTATTTTGATGTGAATCTAAAAGTGCCTTTCACTTACGATAGGTGTCAAATACCATTTGATTCAACTATAACGAATGCAGGAACATCAAACATAGTTACTATTGTAAATCAAAATGGAACTGTTATAACCACTTTAAAAGGCGGTGAGACATACACAGTAATACAGGTTAGTGCAATAGATGGAGGGGCTTCAAATACAACTTATACAAATTCGATAATACAAGCATGAGTACAATAACAGCACAGATACAACTTAGAAGAGATACTTCTGCAAATTGGACTTCTAACAATCCTATTTTATTAGCAGGTGAAATGGCTTTGAGTACTGATGTACTTTATTCAGGAACAGACCAACCACGTTATAAGATAGGCAATGGAGTTGATACATGGTTAAACTTAGACTATGTGCCTGAAGGTGGAACATCATCATATCCTGAAAACTTATTTTTAACAGTTGTAAATAAAACAGGCGATAATTTATTAGCTACAGGATACAAAGTTTTAAAAGTACAAACAGCGCAAGGTCAAAGGTTAGCAGTAGATTACGCTTTAGCAGATAGCAATGGTAATTCAGTTGATACAATTGGAGTTGTTTCTGAAAACATTAATAATAATCAAACTGGTAAAATAACTGTAATTGGTGAGATAACAGGATTAAACACGACAGGAAGTTTACAAGGTGAAACATGGAATGACGGCGATGTGCTTTATCTTAGTTCATCAACACCTGGCAATTTAACAAAAGTTCAACCAACAGCACCTAATCATTTAGTTGTAGTTGGTTATGTTGTTTATGCCCATGCTAATCAAGGGAAAATATATTGCAAGGTAATGAACGGGTGGGAAATCGGTGAGTTACATGATGTTTATGCTCCAACACCAACACATAATGACGGTATATTTTGGAGTTCAGGAACTACTCGTTATGAAAATAAATCCTTAAGTGATTTAGAAAACTCTTTTGTACAAAGCATTTTTCATGCTTCTAATGTTAACCCCGCTGACGCTACTAATTATTATGTAGGTGTTGCTGACGCTCCTTCAACAACTTCAAAAGATGCTTCTATTATTATTCCTGTAACGGGTAAAATAAAATCAATAGGGATAAATTCTGTAATTTATACAGTAGTAGGAACTTCTGAAAATTCAACTTTTTCAGTAAGAGTTTTAAGTGGTGGGATTAATGGGGCAGCAACAGAGACTTTGTTAACCAATACTTATAAGCTGAATGCTACTTATATATCAACTATTTTAACAGGCTTAAATATATCTGTAAATGCTGGCGATGCTATTGAAATAAAATGGTTAACTCCTACATGGGCAACAAATCCAACAGGTGTAAGATTAAAATTTAATTTATTTATACGATGAATTTTTATTATGAAATAAAACTAGAAAATGGTAAATATAATATTTACTATACGGGTGGGGATTATGCTGGTTTAAAAGAATTTTATGCCTATGATTTAAGTGATCCTCAAACTATAATTCGTTATGGTTACAAAGAAATAAAATAATGGTACTTTAAAAAATAAACAACATGGCAAACGCATTAAGACTAACAGCAAATGGTGGATGTGAGTATATAGATAATAATACAGCAAGAACAGGTAAAAGATATTACTGTTTTATTGTTCAAGCTGACACAGTAGTAGGCACATTAACAGGTGGCTTTGCCCCTGATACTACAACTAACTATTTAACATCAATTGGATTAAGTGGTAAAACATTAAAGCAAGGTGCTATTATTTACGCTCCTGGTGATGCTGTTTTCACTAACTTAACCTTAACAAGTGGAACTATCATTGCTTACGCAGAGTGATACCTTTACATCCATTATCTGTTAAGAACTACGTTAGGTGTTGTTCTGTTAGAAACCTTAATTGGGTTACAACAGAAGGCACATCTAATGTTAGTGATTATCCTGCTTATGGTCTTTATAACTATTCACATACAATGTTTATTTTAAAACAAAGTGAATTAGGTACTAAAAAAAACATAACAGGATTACAGATACACATGGCAGGTTATTCAACAGGATATTCTTATAATAACCAAACAATTAGAATTGCACACATAACAGATTCTCAATTTGGAACTAATGTTCAAATAACAAACACAAATGGTGATGTTAGTGGAATAGCAGGAATTAAAGACTTGCAAACTGTTAAGAATTTCAATTGGTCAGTTACTTCAGGATATAATAATATAAATTTTGACAGTAACTTTTGTTATAATGGGATTGATAATCTTTTAATTATTTGGATTAATAAAGATGGAAGCTGGCAAAGTGGCTATGGTTGGGCTGAATGCCATTCAACAAGCGCACAGTTTTTAAGCTGGTATAAACAAAATGATGCAAGTTATCCAACAGGATTAGGAACTAGAAATTCATCAACAAGACCTAATATGAAAATTAATTATTAATGGATCAATTAAAAATAGAATTAAGCCAATACGGTGAAATAATTAATTGTGAAGATTATCAAAAGTATTTTTTAGTGGTACTTTATAATTGGACTGAAAGCATTGAAACGTTTAACAGCATAGCAAATAAGTATTTAACAGGGCAAAAAGTTTGCACCTTAGAAAATGGAGTTTTAAAGTCTGAATATGATTGGAACTAATTTAGCAATAACAACTAAAAGATATGTGCCATTAGGTGGTGCAGCAATTGATACAGATGCACAGGCTTTTATAACAGCTGCTGGTATAACTGACGGAACACAACAAAGCGCAGTTAATCAACTTGTATTAGATTTAAAGAGTGCTAACATTTGGACTAAAATGAAAGCTATCTATCCAATTCTTGGAGGGACTGCATCAACTCACAAATGGAATTTAAAAGACCCTAGAGATTTAGATGCTGCGTTTAGATTAAATTTCAGTTTAGGTTGGACACATTCAAGTACAGGAATGATACCAACTAATGCTTTTGCAAATACATTTTACATACCAAGTGTTAATGGTATAATAGATAGTGCGCATATTTCATTTTATTCAAGAACTGATACAAATACAAATCAAGTAGATATAGGAACGCAAATTTCATCAAGTTATCACATTTTACAGTTACGAGTATCAAATGTTTTTTATGCTTTAATAAATCAATCTGGTATATCAAGTACTGCAAACACAAATAGTACTGGTTTTTATATAGGTAATAGACAAGCATCTAATAATATTGACTTATTTAAAAATGGCACAAAAACAGATACAACAACAGCAACAGCATTAATACCAAATAGTTCAATATATATTGGTGCAAATAATGGAGGTTCTCCAAATTACTCATCTAAACAATGTTGTTTCGTTTCTTTAGGAGAAGGATTAACAGATACTGAAGCTGTAAATTTTAGCACAGCTGTTGCAACATATCAAACAACTCTAGGAAGAAACGTTTAAAATAAAATAATTATGGAAGGCAGAATAGTAACAGAGCAACAAGCAAATGAACTACAAGGCGTATTCATTGATGCTGATACATTTTTTAATTTCGTTCAAGACATTGACGGAAAATACTTTATGTTTACAAGTGAACAGGATGAGGCTGAAATAGCAAATACTCAATACGCTTATTTATTAGATATTCCATTAAGTCCTTATACACCACCACCAACACCACCAATACCATGAAAGAAGCATTAGACTTAATCAAAAAACATGGCGCAACTGCTGTTTTAGTATTGTGGCTATGGCATACTCATACAAGAGTAGAACATTTAGAAGCTAAGTTGTATAATTGTTTAGAACGTCAAAGACTTGAACAATTGTATAGTAAACCAAACGAAGCTGTAATTCCTAAGAAAATAGAAGATGAAACTAAAAGTAGTTAGAGAAACTAAAAATGATGTTTGCACTATTGGCTCATTATTCATTAATGATGTTTTCTTTTGTTATACATTAGAAGATAAAGACAGAGGATTAAAACAAAGTGATTCTCTTTTATTTATTCAGGCAAAAAAGATTTTCGGGCTTACTGCAATACCTTCAGGCTTCTATAAGCTAACAGTTAATCAATCGCCAAAGTTTAAAAGGATGTTACCTCGTATTCTTGAAATAAAAGGATTTGATGGGGTTTTATTGCACAGAGGTAATACAGCAGACCATTCACTTGGATGTATTCTTATAGGCTATAAAAAAGGGCATAATTCAATATTTGAAAGTACAAAAGCAGAAACGGATTTAGTAAATAGATTATTGCTACATAATAACGAAGTACATACAATAGAAATAGTATAAACAAAAAAGCACCCTGAAGGATGCTTTTAAGAGTTAGAAATTTTTATGAAAAACACAAAGAACGTGAACAAATATAATAAAATAAAATAAATAAATATGTTAATACAAGTAATTAATGATACACTTCAGTTAGTAGTTAGCGAAGTAGTAAACACAGCGGTTGCAGTACATGAAGCTACTGGCGGTTCTCAATTAATAAATGGAGTTGATAATGGAATTATAGGTTCTGTTATTTCTTTAATTATTGCAGCAGCAATTAGGCATTTTGAGAAAAGAAAGATTAAAAAAAGATACAATAAGGATTAAAATTTTCTTATTGATTTTCAATTAGTTAGCAATTATTATAAAAAATAGTTGCTTTTTTTTGTTGTTTACATTATAAATTGCTTTATATTTGCTTTATAATTAAAAACAAAGAACATGAAAACAACTAAAGAACAAATCAGACAAAAGTATTCAATTTTAACTTCACAGCTTATTTATAACATTTATGAGCCAGTAGGTGGTTATGATGCTGAATGGAAAAAGTATTTAACCAACTTAAACAAAGTAACTAAGCAAACTAAAAAAAATAACTTAGAATATACTTTACAAGAAATGTATCTTAATTATACACGTTAAAAAAAACAAAGAACATGAAAGTCACAATCGAAAGAAAAGAAAAAGTACAAATGGAAGTACAACTTCCGTTATTTACTAAACAACACTACCATTATTACATGGTAGAAGAAACAAGAACTACCGTTTTATTTTTAGGGGAATTTGAGCATTCAATTCAGGTTACTCAACACATGATGCAATACCCATGCAGCTATGAACAAATAACAGAAAAAGAATATAACGAAGTTTATAACACAATTAAAAAACAGATTTATGAATAACTCTAATCAAATAGAACTAAACAATAACCTTGAATACTGGTATGGTTATATAGATGCTAACTTAGTTAACTATAATAGAATTAATATAAGTAATGTAAGTTTAGATAATACAACAATGGAAATCTTTATTACAGATACTGAAACTCAATTTTGTTTTGACTTCTATAAAAAAGGTCAAGTAGTTGGTAAGCATAAAATCTTCATTGGAAATAACCAGCTTGAGTTTGATTGGAACTTACAGTTCAGTCAGGAACTAATTAAAATGTTTAAAAGCATAGATATTAAAAACCAAGTTATATTATAGGTAGTTAATTTTAAAATAATAAATATGAAAAAAAGACAAATATTTCAAGTTAAATTTTCCATAAACTACCCTTCAGGTAAAAAATGGATAGGCATAAAAAATGTTTATGCTTTAAGCGAATACGGTGCAATAGAAATGATAAAATGGTTAAAATCATCTTATGATATTTCTGTTATGTCTGTAAATAGTTTGGGATATGTAGGAAGCCCAATATATGAAGATAGGTCTGTTTTAGGGGATTTTTAATTACCTATAACGTTTTCGGGCTTGGCGAAGAAGCCGAAACGAAAAGTTAAATAGAAGTACAAATCTTAAAAATTAGAACAATATGTCAAACGAAGAACAAAACGGCTTTTTTGCCAAACCCGTGTTAGGCGATGTTTCGGGTTTATTCCCGCAAATGTCATTTTTGGAAACGGTACAAAATGAATTTATCAAGAAAGCATCTAAAGATTTTGATAATCATTTAAAAAACTATGTTACCAAAAACTTAAAAGAACTTGGATTTGAGTTTCAAAGCGAAGATGATTTTATTCAATTTGTTTCAAAAAGAGTTACAAGAATAGGTTTCGAAGACAAGCCAAACGAATATGAATTATATGTCGATTACGAAACCGATAATCAAAAACTGATTGGTATTTACAATGATAAAGTTTCTTTCTCTTATGAAGGAAATAAGGTTACAGCGACTTTCGGTAGAAATATCGCCTAACTTACTTCTTTGCGCTACTTTATAGCGACTTATTTAAAATTAAATTAAAAATAAATATGAATTACACAAAAGGTGAATGGATTAAATCCGAAGGAAATACATCTACTTCAGTAGTAAATGTAAAACAATACAATGGTGAAGATGTTTACTATACTTCTGTTTTTACAGCAGTAGAAAGAGAAGCAAATGCTAAATTAATAGCAGCAGCTCCTGAAATGTTAGAATGTTTATTAAAGTTAACCAGTGATGAACATATTGAACAATCAACTTATAATTATTTTATAAAACAAGCAAAACAAATAATAGAAAAAACAAAATGAAAATACCAGAAACAATTAAAACTAAAATGACAGAGTATTATACTCATGGAGACCACACAAAGCTAAAGCGTTATGGAATAACAAAGAAAAAGTATTTCAGCTTAGTTACAATCGGCAAGGCTTTTAAAGAAGGCGAATGTAAAGACGAACTGTTAGATGTAATAGACGAATTTTATAACTTAAAAATTAAAAAGTATGGAAAATAAATTTTATATAGAAGGATTAACAAAAAGAAGTTTATACACTTTAAATGATATTCATCAAAAAGAAAGTGAGCTTTATGATACTGCTAAAAAATTAGCAGAATTAAAAAGATTAGAACTTTATGACCAAAATTTAACAGAAAAATACTATCTGCTTGAAAATCAAATAGAAACAATTACAGATAATTTTTTAAATTATAATTCAGTTAAAAATTAATTATTAAATTTGCAATATGAAAACACAAGAACAAGCAATCCTAGATGCCTTATTAGGTGGGCAAGTTATTACAGGCTCAAATGCCTATCAAATAACTAAAAAAGAATGTGCATGTGGCACTCTTAACCTTCACAAAGTATTAGCTAAAATTAGAAAGAAAGGTTACACTATTAATGAACAATGGTGCATCAACTCTAAATCTAATACACGTTTTAAAGAATTTACAATAACAAATAAAAAACAAAAGAAAAATGGAAACTAAAAACAATTCAGGCGCAATCTTCAAGAATGCTAAAAAGACAAACGAGAAACAACCTGACTGGCAAGGAACAGTTAATGTGAATGGTAAAGAAATGCAAATTAGTTTATGGTTTAAGACCTCACAAAAAGGAACACAATATTTTAGTGCAGCATTCCAAGAACCATTTATTAAAAATAATGCAGATGCTACCTATACAGCAAAGAACAACATCAAACAAAGTTCAAGTAACTTTATGCCAAATGACTTCCGTATTGATAGCAAAGATGATATGCCTTTTTGATAAAAAAAGCTTATTCACTACAAAAAAGTAAAAATAAAAAGAATTAAATCAATCTATTATGAAAACACAAGAACAAAAATCACTATTTAAAAGTTTAGCAGCATTCCAACAAGAGGTGCCAGTTATCCACAAAGAAACAAAAGGTTACGGATATTCTTACGCAGACCTTCCAACTATCTTTGATAAAATTAATCCTTTATTAGCAAAACATAATTTAGGGTTTACTCAACCAATTATGGGCAATTGTGTAAAGACAATTATCTTCCATACAGAAACAGGAGATACAATTGAATCGCTTACTGAAATTCCGCAAGGAGTTCAATTAAAAGGTATGAATGATTTTCAAGTTTTAGGTAGTGCAATTACTTACATTCGCAGATATGCTTTAAGTTCAATTTTAGGTTTAGTTACCGATAAAGATACTGATGCAGCTGGAGAACAAACAAAGCCAAGTAAACCTATTTTAAAAGCCGATACAGAACACTTTGGCAAGGCTGTTGAGTATTTAATGAGAGGTGGCTCAATAGATGCTATAAAGGCAAAATATGAAGTTAGTCAAGAAGTAGAAACTAAACTAATCAAATCAATCTAATGGAAAGCACAATTGAAATATACAGCCCTGAATGGTTTATTAACCGACAAGGTAATTTTACTGGATCAGAAATTTACAAAATTATGACCGAGCCTCGAAGTAAAAAAGAGGCTCTTTCAAAAACAGCAGAAACTTATATTCTCGAAAAGGTATGGGAAAAGTTAAGCGGTGAAGTTAAACAAGGCATAAATAACATGGCAACTGAATTTGGTAATGATAACGAACCTATTGCTAAGAAATTTTACACATCCGTAACAGGAAATGAAATAGTAGAAAGTAAATTGCTTTATTCAAATGAAATACAAGGCTTAACGGGCAGTCCTGATGGCTTAGTAGGTAAAGATGGCTTAATTGAAATAAAGTGTCCTTACAATGGTGCAAATCATTTAAAACATTGCTTTATAACTAATGATGAAACTTTCTTAAGTGAACAGCCTGAATACTATTACCAAATGCAATGTTACATGTTATTGTCAGGCAGAAAGTGGTGTGATTTTGTGTCTTTCGACCCTCGCATTATTTCGGACTTAGGTTTATTTATTTACAGAGTAAATGCTAATGAAGAGGTAATTGAAAAGATGACTGAAAAAGTAAAATTAGCAAGGGAAATATTTAATCAATATTTTGAATCTTTTAATGGAAAGAAAGGTTAAAAATAAAAAGTGTAAGGAGTGCGGTGGCAACTTCACTCCTTTTAAAACTACTCAAGTTGTGTGCGGCGCTAAATGTGCAGCTAAATTAGCAGAAACTAAGGTATGGAAGGAAAAGAAAAAGGTAATGATTGAGAATACCAGAACTCGCACAGAATGGCTTAGTTTACTTCAAATAGTCTTTAATAAGTATATTCGATTAAGAGATTCAGATAAACCATGTATTTCATGTGAAAGACCATTAACAAATAAATTTGATGCTGGACATTTTCTTAGTGTTGGCAGTTATCCAAACTTAAGGTTTAATGAAGATAACGTACATGGGCAATGTGTTTACTGCAATCAACATCAGCATGGCAATCAAATTGAATACGGGTTAAGATTACCTTTAAGAATAGGTCAAGATGCTTACAATAGACTAATGAATAAAAGAGGGGATGCGCTCAAACTAACATTAGATGAAATTAAAGAATTAATTAAA